ACGTCGGGAAACCACGGATTGTCTGTGTAGTTGACCTTCAAGACACTGGCATTCTTTGGTGGGGTTTCGCCGCGTAGCAGGGTGTCCACTGGATCGCTGGCCTGGCGCGGGTTCCATGTGAACCACAGTTCGCTGTTGGGCTTGCGGATCGTGGGCCGGAGCAGGTCGAGGCTGGTCTGGCTCAGGCTTTGGGCCTCTTCCACCCAGGCGCAGTCGTAGCCTTCCAGCGACTTAATTGAGTCGGCGGTGTGGTTCTGCATACCCTGGAAGATGATCGCGCCATCGGCCTTCCTGGACTTGATGACGGCATCCTGTACCTCAAAGTAGGCGCCTGCGTTCATGGCCTCGATCTTGTTCTCTAGCAAACGCTTGACGGACTGGCTGAGGGATTTCTGAATCTCACGGACGCAAACGCTGCGCCGCTTCTGATCCATGATGTGCGCCTCGATCATCAGCTCGGCAAACATGTGCGACTTACCCGAGCCACGCCCACCCCAAGCGCCTTTGTACCGGCTGGGCTCCAGCAAAGGGAGCGCCCATTCTGGGGTTTGGAGCTGCAAGACCTTACCCATTCTTGACGATCACCCGTTCGATCTTGGCAAACTCAAGAGGCGCACCGTCTGCGCCGGTTAGCTCATGCTTCTGGGTTTCTGCCCAGCGCATTTGCGTCTTGCTCCACCAGATCATTGCTGTGGTGTCGCCACCCATCGCCTTTTGGAACAGGGTCCGGCCAATTCCAGAGTTTGCTTTTGCTTTGCCGGACACCAGTTCATTGGAAAAATGTTTGCGCAAGGTGTCGATGTGGATGCCGTCGCGCACCAACACTGCTATCTGGTCAATCGGCAGACCGTATCCTGAAAGAGCTTCGACCTGTTTTCTTTCTGCGTCAATGGGCTCAAACTCTGGCCGGCCAGCGCCTGGCTGAGCACCGCCAGTGCCTGGTCGAGCACCTCCGTGCTTTTTTGTGGTCGGTTTTTCATCAAGTGTGGGTTTTCGTGTTGCCATTTGTTACCTCGATTCGCTAAGAGTCTTTTTGTAGCGTTCGTGCATGATTTTAGGAACAGCTCTGTTCCAGTCAATCTTGTGATGGATTCGCGGGTGCGTGGTGATCAACATGCTTACCTTACAGCAGCTTGGTGCCGCCATCACTGAATAAAACGACTTGACGTAGGTTCCCATGGCCTTATAGGCTTCGGTGTTGCCGCCTGAGTTTGACTGCGTTTGCATCTGGGTCAGCATGACATTGGCGATCTGGCAAAAGATTTTCCCAATCTTTCCCTGGGTGAGATAAGTGTTTACATCATCGTTCATGCGACCAATGAAAATGCAATCATCGGCTGGGTTTTTGTTGACCTTAAAGACAAAACTGTTCATGGCTTTGCGCTTGTATTGAACATTGTCGAATGAAGCTGCGCCACCAATAAAATCGCCGCCTTGCGCCATGGCAATGGTAGTGGCTTTCGTATTTTCTAAACAATCAATGAAGGCGTCAAAAACTTCGTTCATGCGCGTGATTTGCTTGTAACCTAAAGTCGGTCCATCAACAAAACGATGGATCAGACTTTTGTAATCGTCCTCATACTCAAAAAAGTAGTCAAGGCCTAGCGACCTGGCAATGTCGTAGCAGGCGTTACGGGCATAGACGATGACCTTATTGCCTTTAAAGTTGTCCATGATGTCAAACTTGCCATCATAGGCTTGCTTGCTGAAAACAATCACCTGGTCTTTGTATTTGCTTTGATACTCGGACAAAGTTTTGTCTTCATCGTCGCATATGAGGTAAATCTTTCCTGTGTAGCCTGCTTGCCTCAAGGTGTGGTACGTGATCACCTTGTCTGGCCTGCCATGAGTCAGGATAAAAACTGCGTAATTAGGCGTTGCCATTTTTTACCCGCGTGCTGCTGTAGTTGTGCTTGCGCTTGAGGTAGACAACTTCTTTGTCCATGATCTCGATCTTCGATTTCATTTCCCACTCATCGGTTTTGTGGTCTTCACCTAAGAAATAAACGTCATACTCAAGAGATGAAAATATGTCTGCGTCTCTTGTTGGGTTTTCGTATGGAATTACCTCATCAACCCATTTGACGGCGCGTAACTGCATATAACGCTCATAAATTGATTGAATTGGCTCTTTGTAAGTTGGCTTGCAGTGCAAACCAACTATGAGCAAATCACAATGCTTCTTAGCTTCCTCTAATGCCAAAACGTGGCCAGAGTGCAAGATGTCTGCAACCATTGGGAAAAATCCGATTTTCATATTGCTGCCTTTTGATGTTGATGGTTCAATTGTGTATGGTTTGCAATTTTTGATATGCAAATCGTAATATGCTTTGTGAATCGCTTTCTTTGGCGGGTCGAATGCAAACATGAGCATTTTGATTGTTCCGCTGTGGGCAACGATCAAGATTGTCTTTCCAGTGTGTTTGCTTTCTATGTCATCGACAAATGCTTTAACTCTGCCAAGAAAAGCAGATTTGCTTTCAATTTGGTATTTGTGCAAAAAATTAAGGTCTTCGCTCTTTAGTAGTTTTTCGCTGTTTAAGTGCTTGCCCTCAAGTAATCCTTTGCTAAGTTCCATCAATCTAGCGTCATGGATCATCTCTGTGTGTCGATGATGCCTCAAAATTTTGTTGGCTGTAGATTTTGCACGCTGTAAGGGAGAGCAGTAGCAAAGGTCAAAGTGCTCGTGCTTAAGTTCATTGGCTACTTTATGGGCTTGCTTTACTCCAGTCTCGTTCAGTGGAATGTCATACTGGCCGTGCATGATGCCGTTTTTATTCCAGTATGTTTGGCCATGCCGAACAAGGATATATTTATTCTTCGCCATTAAGATCGTCTATTTGTGCGGTCAAATGAACAAATCCATTTTCGATTGCTTGCTTGTAATCGACAATGACAAGGGCGCTTTCTTCCATTAGTTCTTGGCATTCTTTTGACGAATGGGAGTAAAAATCTGCGACTTTGGAGTAATTGAAAACAATATGGCGTGATGCAGCCGCCATTAAAAAATCTTTTTCTTCTTGTGGCAGTTTGCTTTCCTTGATGTCAGCAATCAAACCCATTGCCTTCTCGTCTTCGTACAAATCCTCTATCGGTGGCTTTTTGTTTTTCGGTTCGTAGGTTGGGACTGTGATCTTGTCGCTGTAAATTGCATCTGCCTCTGCAATATCCATTAACAATTTCAATTCTTTGTCGCTAAATCCTGTCAACTCCAAGTCAAACCCTAAGTCTTTTAACTCGCCCAACTCCAAGGCCAACATAGATTCATCCCACCCAGCATTCAGCGCCAGCTTGTTGTCGGCAATGATGTAGGCGCGTTTTTTGGCATCGCTCCAGCCTTTGGCCACCATCACCGGAACCTCGGTCATCTTAAGGCGTTGGGCTGCAAGGGTGCGCCCATGGCCTGCAATGATGCTTCCGTCCTCGTCAACGAGTACCGGGGTAGTCCAGCCCCATTCCTTAATTGAGGCCGCAATCTGGCCGATTTGCTCGTCGCTGTGCGTGCGGCTGTTGCGTGCGTAGGGAACCAGGCGGGTAATGTCCCAGCGTTCCACCTTATCGGCGGGATTGTGTGTTTTTGTGGTCATGCTGCATTGTCCTTCATGTTTTGGATTCGTGCCAGCTTCATGGCATCTTTTAAATCAAGCCTGAGCTGCTCGCATGCTTGCTGCTGTGCAACAAGTGCAGCGTAGCACTCATGCGCAAACTTGACCAAGGTCTCTTTCTGCCACCGCTCAAAGTTAGGCGGGTCGATGTTTTGCTTCATGCTAATTTCCTTTTCTGCCTGTGGATAACTTTTTCAATTCCTGCTTGCTTGGTTGGTAGCGAATTTCGTTGCAACGATCGGTAACTGGTAACACCCCTAAAGGGGTGTGTTACCAAAAGTTACCTAAAATCGCTGCTTTTGCCGAGGTAACTCGTATCGTTTTTTTCCGTTACAGTTACCAGTTACCTTTTTTCTATCTGTGGATAACTTGTGGATAACTTTGTTCATTGCATGGTCTTTCTGATGAGCATTGCGCTGGCCTGAGTGTTGTCGATGACGATCCATCCGTGCTCGAATGCCTCAATGATTTGGGAGGTTAGCAGGTCAGAAATGGGCTTTCCTGGAGCGCTTGGCTTGATGTATTGCTTGGCCGAAGCCTCGCTGACGGCAAGTTTTTGCACTAAATAGTCTGTCATTGCCGAGCGGCTTAGGTAGGGTAAACCATTACGCTCTTCGGCTCCTGATGCCCACCATGCGTTTTCAAATGTCTTGCGGTGATTGTCGATCTTGCTGTCTTTCTTGGCCTCTGCTGGCGCTTGGGCTTGCACGACGACTGCGCTTGTGACCGGCTGATTGTCTTCGTCGTACCAGCCTGGAATGGTGACCTGGTGCAGTGATACGAAAACGGTTTCGGCCATTTCTGCGTCTTTGCTCTTGCGCTGCACGATCTCCATTGGTTTGTCGTCTTTGCCGGGAACGATGCTGATCTCAATATCCAATGCGCCGCGCCATGCGCTTGATCCACGGGCGCGGTGCTGGGCCTCGTCTGATACTCCGGTGTGGTGCACCAAAATCACCGAGCAATTGAATTCCATCATTAAAGCGTTGCAGGCGTCCAGCATGGTTTTGGCATCTTGGGCGCTGTTCTCATCGCCTGATAAGAAGCGGTGCAGGGTATCAACCACGATTGCATCAGGTTTGTTTGGAAGCATTCTGATTTGCTCGACTACCTTTAAATATCCTGCCGGGGTGTTGAGGTCGCATCCGTCTTTGGATAGCCACATGGCCAGCTTGCCTGCCTGGTTGTGGTGTTTCCATGCTGCTACCCTTCCGCGCAGACCGTGATGGCCTTCGCCTGCTAGATAAACCACGTTTCCGGGCCGGACTTTGTGGCCTGCCCAGTCCTCAATGCCGCTGGCCATGCGCAGGCACCAGTCGAGCACTACGAATGTCTTGCCGCCACCGCTGGGGCCGTGAACCATTAC